TTCAAATCACGCTAGTCCTATTGCAAGACTCGTGGTTGAAGCTCGTGAGATTAATAAAGCGAGAACCACCTTTATTGATAGTATCCTCAAACACGAGAACGGAGGCAGGATTTTCGCAGAAATCAATCAAATGAGAAATGAACAGGGAGGCACAATCTCTGGAAGATTAAGTATGCAGAACCCTAACTTACAACAAATCCCTGCTCGTAATAAAGAGATAGGTCCTATGATTAGAAGATTATTTATTCCTGAAGAAGGACAGAAATGGGGTTGCTTTGATTACTCTCAACAAGAACCAAGACTGCTAGTGCACTATGCATCTATTACAAACTTAGAAGGAGCTGATCATTTAGTAGAAGGATATAATTCAGGCAACATAGACTTTCATCAAACTGTTGCAGACATGGCAGGCATTGAACGTAAACAAGCGAAGACAATTAATTTAGGAATGATGTATGGCATGGGCAAAGCAAAGCTTGCTAATGAATTAAATCTTACTGAGTTTGAGGCAGAGGAATTGTTTTCTAAGTATCATACTAATGTTCCTTT